GTGATAGAAGGTTTCTTAAAGTAGCTGCTACCACGATTGATAATCTGCACATTAGTGACTTCACCCAGAGTATAAGTGTTTGCGCCTGAAGTTACTGTGTATGTATTTGCTAATTCTGTGACACGAACAATAAGTCCAGATCCGCCAGTGCCACTATTGCCTATAGTTGCAGTTGTTCCTATTTGATATCCATGTCCAATCGTATTGTAATAAAGCGCAGAGATTGGAGATTGCTGAATAGAAGAAACAACAGCATCAACCGCAGAGCCATCTCCTGTTATTGAAAGTTGGTCGCCGATTTGATACCCAGACCCTCCATCATTGATGTTGAATCCTGTAATCATTCCATATAGAGTTGCTGTGAGTGTCGCATCTGCAACGTCTGATATTGTCTCTCCGCCAGAAAATGTTCCACTAACAAGTTTCAGTGTCATCTCTGCTACGTCATATATGCCAATAACGTATCGCTTAATATCAACAACGTTACCGATAGCACCACTGGTTGATCCAGTAATAGTCTTATTTAAAAAACTAAAAACATTTTCTGCGTACGGAGAACGTATGATCTGAGTCTTTTCAAAGTTACCAGCAGAGATGCGGAGAATGTCTTCTCCGGGATAGTACAAAGAAACTTCTTCGTTGTATAGTAACTTAAAAAGAAATTGATAAGATGCTTCATTACCTTTTGATTGAAAGAAGTCTTTAAACTTCAATGCAACAAGTCTTTTGTCACCATAAATGTTTGTTGGTATAGAAGGATATAATTCGTCTTTTAGATAGTCAACATATTTGTCTACTGAGTATTCAATATTACGATAGTCAGTTAACTTACCAGTCTTTCTGACAACATTGTCTTTTACAACTTTAGTGTTGGCTTCTGCATCCGATGTTTGTCCAACAAGCAATTCACCAACATTGAATGGACGTTTTGTTTGTAATTTTAAAACAATATAGTCTGTTCCGACTTCACGAATAGTTCCAATTGCGCCGGAATCATTTCCTACAACTTCTTCGTCACGAACAAATGTACCATCAATATTTTCCAGTGTGATGTTTGTTGTTTGTAGCCATTCATAGTATGCTTTTAAGAACAGTAAGAATTTCTCAGAATTTTGTGTGATATCCGAAGATATCAGATCACTGATACTGAGTGATGGCTGAAATTGCGATTCAATCATTTTTATCTATTAACCAAGCTAATTGTTTTATCGTCAATCATTGATACAGTAATATCGGCATCTTCAATAGTTAAAATTTGATTTCTCAATGGAAGAATGTCTTTGTTTGCTGGAGTTCCAGTTATTTTAAGCGTAGTTCCACCATCAGCAAATGCAGTTGGTGCAAACGCAGTTAGTATAATGGTACCTGTGTCGTAATCAATAGAGCCTGCATTAATCTGCACCGCAATATTTTCGGTAGTAGTTTCTCTGTAGATTCTAATGATGCCGTTATTATCTTCAAGAAAACAATTTGTAAATCCTAAAAACGTAAATGCATTTGATGTTACTTGATTTCCAAATCCATATGCCTGGGTCGCTGGGCGTCCATCTGTTGTTGCGTTAATTGGATTTGAGAATGGTATTTCATATCTAGCAGAATTACCAAGCTGAACGTCAAGTTCTTTTCTCATCAAAACTGTTGTGTCATTGTTTAAAATTGATCTTTCGGATGCGTCTATCAGTCTACTTAATTTTGAATATCTAAAATATTTTCCAAACTGATTAATGTCAGAATCATTATAATTTTTGATAGTGTCTGTGATTAAAGATGACATAGCATCTTGAGATAATGTTGTTTTATCTGCTTCATATTTAACAACACTAGTAACGGTAATATACAAATATTCAGGATCAACGATTTCGTGTGATATCGTTAATACTTTTTTAGGATTAATAATTGATGTGATTAGATTTTGTTTTTCTGTTGCAGTTAAAACTTCACCTGATGTGGGTCTAATTGCAATATATACTTTGCCATAAGACGGTGGATCATTGTCTTCTCCACCCCAAACAACTACCGAATCAACGTTCGGTTGCTTTAACAATAGTGCTTTATAGTCTTCTGAAGTCACTACCCGATTTTGTGCTTCATATGATTTAGGTGCGTTAAATTTTATCTGTGATGTTAATTCTTTGGCAGCGCCACCAGCGGCTGGATCATTCGCAACAAATGCAATTGCTGTTACGCCAGCAATAGAATCAGCATATGTTAAGTTAACAGAATCATTCGCAAGAGTTCCAGATGTTACAATAAATTCTATAACAACTACATTTCCATTGTCTAATGATACGCCAAAAGTTCCATCGCCAAATTTAATTTCATATTGTTCGTCTTCAGTCTCTTCTAAGAAATATACTTCCGATGTAGAATTAACGTCCACTAAATTGTCTGGTTTAGAAAATACTCTTGTTGTACTGTCGGTACTTGAATTTAAAACTTTGACTGAAATTGTAGTTGTATCTATGTTGGTATTTTGAATCAAAAATCTTTGTTGTGTGTCTGAGGAATCTACAGAATATCGTCTAATGATATATGTGCCCTCATTCAATACAAGTGTGCCAGAATATATACCAGCATTAACTGTGATTGTCACCGCACTAAGATTCAAAAATGTGTAAGATTTGCCATCAATAGATCCTGTAAATTCTGTGTATGCAGGAATTAAGACCGTAGCTGGAGATCCAGTGACAGTCAAAGTAGCTGTTCCGGTAACACTAGCAGATGATATTGATCTAGGAATATAATTTAATGACTTAGCCAAGTTTACGATAGAATTTCTTTTCTGTGCTGTAGTAAGAAAAGCCTCAGCCGATACCATGTTAAGATAGAATGAATTATAGTATGTGTTATATGCTAACAAATCCAAAAGAACAGACATGCCAGAGCCATCAAAATTGTAGTCTCTAAATTGATCCTGTGCTTGTAAATACCTTTTAAAGTTAGTTTTAATTCCTTCAAAATTGAGTTCATCAACTCTTAGATTATTGTCTATGGCCATTTTATGATGCCCTTGTTAGCGTTGTTGATAGCGTTGCAAATTGGTTAATATTTTTTATCACATACGATACGTCTATTTTAACATCATTTTCCTCAACCGTAATATTAACTATATTAACAGAAATTCTAGGTTCATATGTTCTAATAGAATCGAGTATTTCTTTTTTCATATCATACTCTGAAAATCCTTGTTGATAACCAAACAAATAATCCGATATGTTGCATCCATATTCAGGATTAAAAGGTCTAGTTCCTTTTCTAGTATTAATTAGATTTGCCAGAGATCGTTTGATTGCAGTTTCATTTGTGATCGGACGAACGTCTCCTGTCACCGGATGTGGGGTGAAGTCTAATCCAAGGTCTTTGTAAAATACGATATCTGCCATTTTTTCTTTTATTTATGTTGTTTGTTCTGCCGTTTTAGCGTCTTGAATTTCTTTTCTGCGTTCTTTTGTCGCTTTGCTTAATTCTGCTAATGCTTTTCTTGCTCTGGTGCCAGCCGCTTTGTTGCCTTTGCCTTCAAACTTTGCATTCTCTGCAAGATATGATTCAAATAAATTTACTAAGTTTTCGTGATTTGTCATTATTGTTTCCTTATAAAGTGTTGACATTTGCTTGACATGATGCTATACTACTGTGTAGCCTATGATTTTAGATATATTAAGGTGGAGATGGAGGTATCGGAAGAGTCTTAGCAACAGCAATTTCAGCGTCTTGCAATACATCTTTATCTTCTAGCACTTTTATTCTCAAAAGCAATGCATCAAGTGTGATGGTATTTGTACTGTCAGAAAAGATTAAAGTATTACTTCCATTTAACGTTAAGTTTTTAGTTGAAGTTATAACACCATTGTTAGAAGACTCAATTAAAAAATCACCACTATTAATGGTAATGTTATTTGATGACTCTATCGTCACGTTGCTTGTATTTGCAATTCTAATTGTAGCGTTGCTTACTTCCCACAAAATATCATTTTTATCAACAACATTTGCAAAGTTTCTAGTCAAACTTGATGGTGTGCCAAAATAAGTTGAAGCCTCTTCGGGTATTGCAGGAAGATATCCTAAGATTGCTGGTTCTTGTGCAGACAGTGCATCTAGGAAGAATCCAAAAACCCATTCACCAACTCTAGGCGTTCCGTAAAGGTTTGGTGTATTTAAAGGATGAATAGATAACGCAAATGGTAAGTCTTCAGTCGGAACTAAATCAGTTGACTTTGCTGGATGATATCCAAAGCATCGCACTCTACATCTGCCAAGCGTCAAAGGATCGTCAATATCTTCAACGATACCAATCCACCAAACAAATCCATCTTGCCCTATAAAATTTTTCATAGTTTGTCTAATTCTGATGTGTCTACTGAACCTGGAGGAACGTTATCACGTATCCAAGTCAGCAATTGCCTTTTCACATCAAGTTCTGTCTTTGCAGGTTTTCCTGGTTCTTTAAGTGTCAAGTACTTGAAGTCTTTGATAACAGGATTATCTTTCTTGTCTCTGTATGGTTTATTTGTTTTTGGATCAACAACAAAAATTGTATTCTCTGGATTATTTAGAATGACATAAACGCCGCCTTGAACAGATGGCGGCATCGATGTTGTCACTAAATTATATACAGTTTGGGCTGCGCCTGCGTGTGTCGCAAGTAAGATATCTTCTGGCACAACTCTATCTCTTTTCTTATTGTTCTTGATTGCAATCTGATAGTTAGTCAGAACCCAAGACACATGAATGTTCTTTGGTTCATATCCAGCGGCAAACAGTTTCGGCAAAACATCTGTCATGTCTGAAACTTCTTT